TCTAATGAATCCAACTCTTCTTCAAGATTATTAACTTCCTATTCAAGCTAATTTTTGCGGCTTTCATCTAAAACTGTTTTCTATGTAAGTTTTATTATCAGAACAATAATACAAATTATTAATACTACAATAATTCCGACTTTCATATCACACCTCTCATAATTTCTTTATTATATTATAACAGAAAATGGATAAAAAGTCAAATAAAAAGGTGGGGCGATTTTATTTTTTCGCCCCAAAAGTGTGTGGAGAAATAAGTAGTCCACCAATAATGTTGCCAAGTAAAATAGCTATCCAATTTAAACTAAATTGACCAGCGGCTAAAAAGTAGAAAGCATCTGCTATGCAGTGATTAAATCCCGCCGCGATGAAAGCAAATACACTTAACGCAGTGATATATAGTGGAGTATCTTTATATGTTGCTAATGTCATTAAAGCACCGCAGCCAATACCTTTCCATAGTGCTATGGAGAAATCTTGTTGTGCTTTATTCTGCCCTATCACCGTAGCGGCTTGCTTTGCCTCTGGTGAAGCGATGAGAAACATTACGGCAATGCCAAATAAATTAAATATTAGAATTAATAAATATTCATACCATTTATATTGTTTGGTAAACAAATATTGAACCTTGCCTGTAAATAAATTATATTGCATTAATCTAACCGTGCATAAGCCGCAGCTGAATAATAATGCTCCAATTAATGGACTGGGTGCCATTACATACAGCCAGCACCCAAGTCCAATGCATAAACCCGCGAATATAGAATTAATTATTAGCATTATTTTTCTCCATATAAATTATTCTTTGATTAGAAGAGCCTCGTAATGGCAGTGTGGTATCGCGCTTATCTTGTTCATAGCGCCCATCAATTAAACAATCAATTTCTGATAAAATCTTATCAATAATATCGAGTTTTCTTTCTTTTAGTTCTTCAAGCGTATATCCTGTCCAGACATAAACAATTAAATCTGGATAACGACTTTTGCACCAACTAATTAAAGCGTCTACCGCGGCGAGATTTTCGTCGCATAATGGCTCTCCGCCTAAAATACTTAAACTACGTTCCACACCATTTTTTTGTAATTTATCTATAATTTTATTTATGGTATTAAAATTAAACTCTTCACCATAATTAAAATCCCAAGCTTCTGGATTATGACAACCGGGGCAATGGAAGTGACATCCAGAAAAATAAACCGAGAGGGAGATACCGGGCGCCGCCGCGGTATCATCCCAATAGATTCCAGCAATTTTACTCATATTAATGTATGTGCTTAACGCGGTCTTCGGTTTCTTTTTGTTTGCCCCAATTAAAAGCGTCTTTGTAAGAGCCAGTTAAATAACCAGTAACTCTACGTAGGCGAGAAATATTTTTGCTACCGCATTCTGGACAAGATTCGCCAATTTCATCCTGATAACCGCAGTCATTACACATATCTAGTGGTATGTTTATTGCGAAATACGGTATGTCCTTATCCATCGCATAATTTACTATGGTTTCAAGTGCATCAATATTATTTTTTACACCAGAAGGAACTTCTACATATGTTATACATCCAGCGCTAGAATAACCAGTCAATTGCGCTTCAATATCAATTTTATCAAAAATAGAAATATCATGCCATACTGGGACATGAATACTATTTGTAAAATATTCGCGGTCAGAAACATTAGGGATTTCACCGTATTTTGCCTTAAACTTTTTCATGGCTGTATAGCATAAATTTTCTGCGGGAGTGTAGTATACACCAAAGTTCAGTTTATATTCTTTTTTAAACTCTGCGCATCTATCTTTAAATAGTTGTTCGATTCTCTTAGCCAACTCCATTCCTTTTTCAGTTGTATGGTCACAGCCAATTAAGATTTGAAGTGTTTCCGCGAGTCCTAATTGACCAATTACTAATGTTCCATGCTTTAATGCTGAACGAATACCTTCTTCTGGATGATAGCCAAGCATTGTATGATTTTCATACATAAATTTCGCTGACGCGGGAGATTGTTTACAAATCCATTCAAAACGTTCAAGTAGCATGTCTTTTGCTTCATGGATTTTTCGGTCAAGTAAATTCATAAATCCGTCAATAATTATAGATTCATCATGTGCAATATCGACGCATGATTCAATTTCAGACTTTGCTTCCATAGCAATAGTTGGCATGATAATAGTTACTGGGCAAATATTGCCGCGGCCATCTTTTGTTTGTGGATTAACTCCCGGTTCTGCATTGATGTCTGCGCCATTTGCGGTTCTACACATGTTATCTACTGTCGCCAGTAGCACTGACTATATCTTCTCCTTTCGGAGTCTTCTGCTTCGGCTTAGTGCCTATCTCTAAGCCTACTCCCTTACATTCATCAGGGATAGTCGATACACTTTATTCATCATAATATTCAAAAATCCAAGTTTTCTTATATGGACTAGTAATTTGTCCATTTAATCTTGTCGTAATAGAAGTTTTACCATTTTTAATTCCGCAGGCTTGTGCACAACTAATTATTGTATCAAATATATCAATTTCATTTGTAATAATATTTGTACGTTTTATTTTTCTCGCCATTGGATTTTTACTGCCTAATTTAGTTTTTCTAATTTTATCAGAAATAACTTTCATCTCTTCTTCAGTTTTAGATTCATAAGTATTACCGCCGCATTTACTTATTGCGCTGGTTTCATTATATCCATCTTCAACTGAATTGTAGAAGTTAATCCAGTATTGTTCTTTTTGATTAAGTTCTTCTTGAGTCTTGGCAGTATCAATTTCTTCTATTATAAAATTTTCTTTTCCATATTTACGAATTGCTCTTGCAAAATGAGTATCTAATATATTATTTAAAGCATCATTTATATGCCTTGTAAATCTTTGTTGTATTGGCCTTATTGACTGACCTATATAACATTTATTATTTTGAATATTGGTAATTTTATATATCCACATATTTCCTCCTATGTGAATATTATGATGAATCTTAGCACGGTCTCAACTCATAGAGTCCTAACCGTTAGCCCGCGTAAGCGAACACCCTCGGGCGAGGTTCAAAAGATTTTACATGAGCTATAGTTTACGCTTACCCATGGTACTAAAGTAAGTTTTAGGGTCATTCACGTCATAACCAGCATTACCACTCCAATCTACATTTGCATAATTTGGATAAATACGCTTTGCAGTAGATTCAAGTGCGAGGCGGAATAAATCATAATTTGGGTCGCCAGGCGCGCGATTTACACCCTTCATGCACTGAAAGATTCCACATGGGAAAATGGGGGTTTTATGAAACTTGCCTACGCCTTTTATTGAGCCTTCAAGTAATGCTTTAATTACCATACGCCCTTCGGGTAGTGTACAAGTACCATAATTAATTGAAGTAAAGGGTAATTGATTCCCTGACCTACTTTGAAGAGTATTGAGATTATGATACATTCCTTCAACCGCCTGCTGCAATTCGCGCTCGGTCATATCCATCGCATATTTTACAACTTCTGGGTGTTCACTTGCTAAACCATCTGTATCCCCTGGCAAACAAATTGGTTCTAAATCGCGCCCTTTATATTCAAAATCTTTCTCCCATAAATAAGGTAAGTTTGCTATATATTTAAGGCCATCTTTGTAATGTTTCCAATAACTCTTTCTTACATAAGGAACCATAGTCCAATCTAAATGCGTAGCGCTAACGCCACCAAATTGCATTAGACTTTGAAGTTGGAAAATAACTGCCACAAGTTGGAAAGCAGTATTAATTGAATTGGCCGGCCGCACGTCTGTCTGCCGTGTATTAAATCCTTTGGCTAGTAAGTCATCAAAAGGAATACTTAAACAATTATGATCGCCAAGAACATAATGGTCAAAATCATGTATATAGATTTCATTATTTAAATAATTATTTCGCGCCATTGGCGAAAGCAGGAAATCAAGGGCATATTGCTTAGTTAAAACGGCGGATGCCTCTCCTAATCTGCCGCCAAAAGAATGCTCATCTACATTAGCATTTTGATTTGCTACATTAGAAGCACTTAATTTTTCAGTAATTGCGCGAATAAATTCAGTAGAGCATGAACGCATTACACCACGCTTATATCTATACTTTATGTATGCTTTCGCCGCTAATTTATCATATTCAGTTAAGTAATCTTCTACTAATTCTTGGATTTCTTCAACTTCCAATGGTCTATCCATTTGTGTTGCAACTTCATATACATTATCAGCAATTTTTTTACCATATTCTGGGGTCGCTTGTGTAAAATAAACATCTTGATATGCTTTATTTATTGCTTCAATAATTTTTTGAGCATCAAAATCTACATAATCCCCAGAACGTTTTCTAATTTGTATCATTTACTCTGGCCTCCCAACATGTTTTTTCCCACAATATGGGCAAGTATCATCAACCCATACGAAATTATATCTAGCATCAAAATGCGGGCATCTGCTCTAATTCACACGCATTTTTGCTTGGATTTCTTTTA